AAACCGACAACACCTATCCCACCAGTGAAGGCTTCCGGAACTCCGGTATACTCTGCCCACGCATTGTAAACTTCATTCTGTGAAAGTTCGTGAGGTTGGCTAATGGGAACTAATCCTAGGCTAGCCATTAGGTGTGACGTCCTCTATCTTGTGTATATGCTCTGCGGAGTCTTTCAATGTAGACTAAATCCTTTTCATGGCTTGTTACTCCGCCGATTATAATATTTTGAGGACATAGCACAAAATTATCAGACTCTCCGGCAGACTGCCATGAAAATATTCGAGTGATATGTATTCTTTCACTAGCGGTAGGATTGCCCACCCCAAATGAATCCCCTGCTAGCTGTCTGAAAGAACCATTGGCTGGCGTAGCGTAGGGTACGAATTGCCTCCATTCACCATAAATCACTTCTTGGAGGTCGATGCAATCTTGAGAAATATTGTTTAAAAATCCATTCATACTAGATGCGGCACCACTCCAATTCGCCGTAATTTCAGAATCTCTTAATGCTCTAGTTGTTATTAGAGTCCTATCATCACATAACTCAAAGGTTGGTGTACCTCCCGAACTTAATGAGGTTTGAATATCAATGGCTTGCGAAAAAAATGTTAACTCGTTCTTAGTATAACCGCCAAGGTCGATAAATCCACGCCAAACCCAAACTTGAGCCGAACCAGTATTGAGAACTTGCCAACCTTCACCTAAGGTTATAGTCGATGTCTGAGTACTATAATTGATACCGCTTACTGCGACGCCTGGTATCTGTTTAATTAATTGCCGTGCTACCATATCTTCAGCCATTACTTCATCACCTTCTTTGTAGCTCTATGTGCTTTCTTTGCTAGACCTGCGAAAGATGTGCGGGGATGCTTCTTCTTTAGTTTAGCATATTGCTTCTTGTACTCAAGATTGTAAGCTGAAGGTGAACGTTTCTTTTTCTCTGACGGAGTATCAACGTAGGCTTTCCTAGCTGTCTTACGAGTTTCGCCCTTAGTTGTAGAATGGGTGTGGAGGGTTTCCCCGCATCTCGGACAGTATCTAGGCACCTAAGCACCTCAGTTGTCAGCCGCTGTTGATTGAATCGCCACTGCCATCCAATCCTTGGTTGATAGTTTGACTACTCGACAGCGAATTCTAGCTGTACAGTAGACGTCATCAGCAGCTGCTTGTCCATCAATACCGGCTGTCATGTACATTTGGTCATTAACAACAAGGAAAGCCTCGCTTAGATTTGTAGGACCGAAGTTATCAGGGAATAAATCCTGAGATTCAGAGGACAGGTTTGCACTGTCATCGATGTCTACTCGGCTCGATGCAATCAAACTTTGATTGTCGGCTCGAACAAATGCAGTGCCGGGATTCAAATCGACTAATTGCATTCCTAGTGAAGAGTTACCTGCCGCCACTTGAGAGATAGGACCGCCAAAGTCAGAACCCACTTGAATAATGAAGTCTACGCTTTCTACTGCAACGGCTTGTCCTGTTGGGACGTTAACGTAAGCAGATAGATCAAGAGTGCCAGTAACTCGGCCTCCTGATGCGGTCGCTGTCGGTAAAAGTACGGTTTCGGTTAGGTAAAAACTACCTGTCATGCTCTTTGTCATGGCGGGGTGGCAGAGTCGACACTCTATAAAGGTTATATTTTCGGAACGGTTTGTTACATCCGCCCTTATCTTTGTGAGCGTAGCGAACCCATGTGACCTTGAGCGTGCCTAGCCCAACCCTCGGGCTAGGGGGCAACGCCCGACCGCGCTTAGCCGGAATAGGGGGTTTGCCTATCAAGTGTTTTGTTTTGCATGCTTCAAAAACAAACTATTATTAATAATAATGAAGTCGCCAGTAATATGGCCCGAGTAAATAGAAGAGTGCAAGGAGCAACACGCAACACGATCAGCGTTACGCTACCCCATGAGTGCATTATCATACTGAATAGAGCAATGAATAGGTACGGGAACAACCGTTCTTTAGCGCTTGAATACATCATCAAGGATTGGGATAGGGCTAAACAAGCAGCTAGGGAGGCTAGACAATGAGAGTTAATGTTGAACACGAATGCAGAGTGTGTAAATGGAAGGGTACTCTTGATGTTGAAGATTCAAGTTGGCTTGCAATGGTTGCAGATGGGTGTATTGCCCATCATTGCAAAGAAGAGATGATGTGGAGGTATGTCAAATGAAGAAATTTGAAGGATGGAGAACTGAAGAGTTGCAATTCATTGCAACCATGGTAGCAGGTCGTGACATGTTAGAGCTTGATGTAGAACAACATCTGTATCAAGAACTAATCAGAGAGATTAGAAACCGTAGAGTCAAGGAAGAGCTATTCCAGATGAAACTGGCGGGGCCAGATGATGACCCCCATCTTGTGCGTGTCAAGATGGAAGAAGAATAGTTACAAATGAAACTCAAAGGACTCGAAGTTTTCCTTGAAGAGGAATAGTGCTTGTCATTGCATTGGATTTTATTTCAGTCCAAGTACCCTCTAGATGTTCTTTGTAGAATCTTGTTTCATCTAATCCCCATCCCTCTATCTTATGCTCTGGATCTATTAGTGTTAGAATTGTGGCCATGGCAAGAGTTCCATAAACAAATTCTTTACTGAATGCCGATAGGAAACCTCCTTGATATAATCCTGCACTCATCCCTAGACGTGCTTGGCCTCCTTGCATTACAACATTAAAACCGACAACACCTATCCCACCAGTGAAGGCTTCCGGAACTCCGGTATACTCTGCCCACGCATTGTAAACTTCATTCTGTGAAAGTTCGTGAGGTTGGCTAATGGGAACTAATCCTAGGCTAGCCATTAGGTGTGACGTCCTC